TACAAGAAAGTAATAGAAAGTTTGAAATAACGAAAAAGGAAGAGGCGTCAATCGATCGATATAACGCAGATCAGGCAAAGAAGACGGCTAGGCGAAACGATAGAAAGGAGTGGGAGGCTTGGAAGAAATCAGATGCAGAAAAGGCGCCAAAAACATTCAGCGCATACCGATCAAAAAAACGCGCAAGCGAAAGAAGAAAAGCGCTTGCAAATAAATAATACAGGCCCTGAGCAAGGCGTTAAAAGGCTTATTAAAAAAAACTGGGCAGAGGCCTACAGGAGGATACAAAAAAATGTCAGAGGACACAACACAAATGGAGCAAATCATGGAAGAATCCAATTTGCGAGAGATACCACAGCAATCAATAGCGACGGCACATACAACACCGATACCACAGGGTAAAATGTTTTCAGAAGACTATGTGCAAACCCTAAGAGAAGAAGCAAAAAATAACCGAATCGCTAAAAAGAACATAGAAACCCGGTTGAGAGATCTCATCGGAGCTGGAAAAGACGATGATTTAAACGACGAAAGAATCAATAGTTATAAAGCGTCGCAGGAGCAGGTTGTTAATGAGGCTTTTGAAAAGGCTAATGACAGAATGGTACAAGCAGAGGTTAAGCTTTTAGAAATGGACGGATATGATTCAAAGCTTGTTTTAAGATTGTTAGACAAGACACGTCTTGAAATTGAAGAAGACGGCACAGTGAAAGGGCTTAAAGAAGCTCTCGAAGGCATTGAAGCGGATTTTCCGCAGGTTAAGAAGACGCAGGTGGCGGCGAGGTCGACAAACCCGGCATATGCGGGGCAAACGTCAGAAATCGCGCAACTGGAAACAGATTATGATGTTGCATTGAAGGCGGGTAAGACGGCCGAAGCGATTATGCTGAAAAACAAAATATTCCAACTATCTAAAAAATAAAGGAGAATAAAAAATGGCGAATGAAGCAACTGGAACTTTATGGGGAATTCTAAATTATACAGGCGAATTATTTACAAGTGACATGGTCAATACTCCGTTTTTATCAATGATCGGTGGATTGACTGGCGGGGTAATGACAGACAATTTCGAGTTTCCGACGGCATCCGAATATAATCATGATTCACTGGTGCAGGAAACAATAACGGAAACCGAATCAATTACTGGCGTGACCGCAATCAATGTAACACGCGATCAGAGTAAAAATGTAGTTCAGATTTTTCAGGAAGAAATTATCACAAGTTATGTAAAACAATCAAATCAGGGCAGATTAACCGGCATTAATACAGCCGGGGCACAAAACAACGTTGTTTCGGAAAGGGATTTTCAAATTGCTAGGATGATTGAGCGGGTTGCCCGTAAGGTTGAATGGCATTTTTTGCAGGGAACTTACGCGATATCGACTACAAGTGATACTCCCAATCAGACAAGAGGTATGATAGCGGCCTGCGCATTGAAGAATACAGTGGACGGGGCAGCGGCGAAATTAACAAAAAGCAAGATCGAAGAATTGCTGTTAGAAATGCATACGAACGGTGCCGAATTTAGAAACGTTGTTATTTTTTGTGGTGGGTTTCAAAAGCGACAAATATCAGATATTTACGGATATGCGCCTGAGGATAGAAATGTCGGTGGTGTGAATATTAAACAGATTGAAACGGATTATGGAAATATTGGCGTGTCAAACCCACATCGGATGATGCCAGCGGATACTGTTTTACTTGCAGATGTATCCTATTGCGCACCTGTTTTTCAACCAGTTCCTGGGAAGGGAAACTTCTTTTATGAAGAATTGGCCAGAACTGGCGCAGCGGAGACAGGTCAGCTCTTTGGACAGATTGGCCTAAATTATGGGCCGCTATGGGCACATGGTACAATAACCAATCTAGCAACGGCTTAAAAAAAGGAACGAATGATGGATATATCCATCTACTTTTGAAAGGAAAATATAAAAAATGTATGATTTAACTTTTTTGAGAAATCCGCAATTAAAATCCGGGTTTGAAGATATTCTGAATCAAGAATTAACCGGGCAAGGTGAGTCGTTTTATGTTGATGTCAATGCCGGTTCTGATTCAAGTGATGGGAAAAGTTGGGGTAGACCATTCAAAACTCTAACGGTGGCAATCGCTGCGAGCAATGCAAATATTGCTTCCGGCGCAAAGGGCTGGGCGGCAAGAAATAGAATTTATTTTAAAGGCGACAACAATGAAGCGCATAAAGAAACATTGACGACATTACCGAGCAAATGTGATGTAATTGGCGTTGGAAGCTACGACCACAAACCTTATCCAGTTTTGATTGGCAACCATGTCATTGGCGCGGGAGCCTACATGGGAACACGTTTTATTAACGTCGGATTTAGAAAATTAGCGGCTGGCGGTGCTATTTTTACCGTCCCGACAACTACATCCGGCCTGAAATTTATTGGATGTGTTTTTGACGGGTCCGATACAATTGTTGCCACCTATGGACTTGTGGCAACGGCAGTTGAACAGTTAGAAATTGTAGATTGTAAATTTATTGGCGCGTTTTCAACAGCGGCTATATCAATTGGCACAGGCGAATCAAACGGACTGCTGATTAAAGGCAACTTCATTCAAAGTGGGGCTACTGGTGTTTTAATTAATGCTGGAATGACATGCACGGTTCGAGGCGGTTATATTGTCGAAAATGTTTTTAACGTGGTGACTTTAACTGTGAACGACGCAGCCGGTAAGACGGTGATTGGAGACAATCGCGGAAGAACAGCGGCGGCAAAAGAAATTGCAACAGTGTTAGTGGCCGGAACGGGTATGGCATATAATAACTTTTTCGGAAATGCGACGGGTTGGGGCGTTTATCCCGCGGTGGCGGCGATAACTGAATAAAAACGGGCGGTGTAAAACCCGCCCATTGTGTGAAAGGAGTGAATTAAAATTGAGTGAAGCGCGAATGACGGAAATATTAGAAACGCTTAACCCTGTTTCAACTACACCAGTAAATTATACAACAACTGCTAGTTATGTAGATATTGGAAAACTTGATGCGGCCGGTAAAACGCGGGTTGTTTATACTATTGCAAATTTACATGCTACAAATGGAATAAAGTGGAAAGTTCTGGCAAGTATAGACGATTCAACTTATGTTGAGCTTGAAGCAGAAGCAACAGTGGCTGGGCTCGCTTCATCAAGCTGGATTGCAGATGCAACAGAAGCATCTTACCGATATTTTAAATGTCAGGTTAAAGACGAGGTCGGGGCTGCACATGGAACCGCACAGATCCGGGGTTATGCGAAAATGTAGAAGGGGGTGTTTATAATGGCGTTGACAGTCGGTACTAATACTTACATCTCAAAAACAGATGCGGATGTTTATTTAACAAATGCATATATGAGTTCTGACGTTAAATTAATCGCATGGCAGGCGTTATATATTACTGATGCAGAAGTTTGTTTAAAAAAAGCGGCACAAATCATTGATAGACAGCCGTTAATGGGTTTTAAGGTGGATTCTAATCAGACAATGGCCTTCCCTAGAGTGATATACACCACTTATAATTGGCATAACGACGATCCAATTAAGCGGTATGGAAACGGCTGGTATGAACAGACTGAAACGCCCGACGTTGTTAAATACGCACAGTGCGAAATTGCAATAGAATTGGCGCAAGGCACAAACGAGAGACAAGAATTACAAAAAGCGGGAGTAAGCTCATTCAGCGCCGGGAATCTTTCGGAATCATACGACGGGGCAATTAATAATGTTGTAAGCAATGAGGCTAAAATGTTACTCCAGTCATTCATAGGAGGGAGTTATTTAATATGTTAGGAAATTATGCCACTCAAAATTTAATTCTCTCAAAATGGGCTTCTCGCAACGAATACAATGAACCCATGCGCACGCTCTCTTCCATAAAAGGGAGAAAAGAGGAAAAACTACAATTAGTTGTTAATTCGAACGGCGAGCAAGTCCTTTCATCTGCTTTTGTGATGACAGAAACAGAGGTTGATATAAACGATTTAATTGATGGCCGCATGGTTATTGCTTCTTCTGTGATAACTGGACTATCCGGGAGTACTTTATGGTATGAGGTGTATTTGAAATGAATATAAAAATTGAGGGCATGGACAAACTAAATAGCAAATTGAAGTTATACGCAGGTATATCTAAAACAGTAACGGCTAAAAGCTTAAAAAAAGATCTTCAGGATTTACAAAACAAATCAAGTGAATTAGCACCTTATGATTTAGGCGATCTCGCAGGATCGTCTGACTCAGATGTAAAAGAGACATTTTCGGGGGTGGAGGGATTTGTTTCATTTGACACGCCTTATGCCACCGTTCAACATGAAGATTTAACCTATCGGCACGAACCGGGAAAGCAATCAAAATATCTTGAACAACCACTAAAAGAAAATATCGACCGTTATGTGAAAAATCTTGGTGAAGCGATTAGAAAGGCGATAAAGTAATGAGTCTGACAACAGAAATTGCAACGCTTTTAACATCACAGACAAGTGTTTATATTGGTTCTATCCCGGCAACTCCAGATAACATTGTTGCCATATTTTTAACGGGCGGTTTTCCGCGTGATATGAGTGGTACTCTAGTAGAAGAGCCAACATTTCAAATACGAGTGCGTAATGCAAGTGCGGCAACTGGCGAAACAGTATGCAATACTGTCAAAGATTTATTACACGGAAAATCAAGTGCGGCTGTATTAATGATACAGCAGCAGGGTGACATTTTGAGTTTAGGCAGAGATGAAAAAAACCGCTCCGAATGGAGCATGAACTTCCGGTGTTATTACCGGAGATAATGAAAGGAGAAAAGAATAATGGCAGAAGTAGCAGGAAATCTATTCGAGGTTTATGTATTAGCCGGGGCCACACCCATGACCGCATCAACAGGTGCGAAAGTGTTGGCGATTGATAATGCGTCTTTCAAAGATTTATGTAACATTCTAGAGAAAACCGCTTTTGGTGATACGCACAAAATGCGCATGGGCGGGTTAAAAGATACGGAATTAAGTTTATCTGGAAATTATTATGCAGGTGATACAACTGGACAAGCTGTGTTTATTGCAGGAGATACAATTATGGTTGGTGCTTACCCATCCGGGCCGACTGTTGCAGGGAGACAAGTTGAATGTATCGTTGAATCGGTAGAACAAAGCGCAACACCAAATGAGAAAGTCAAGTTTTCAGTGGGATTAGCGGCAAATGGAGCGGCAGTGGCATTACCGGCACGTACATAAGAAAGGGGTGATAACGCATGGCTGAATATTCAGGAAATCAATGTGTAATCAAGATTAGCGGAGCGCCAACTGCAATGGTTGGTGAAGCGACAACAAGCGTAGCGGGAGATCTTATTTATACAATAACAGATGTAAGTAAGCAGGTTTTAGACAGAACAAGCGTTATAAAAGTTCACAAACAATCAACCAGTTTTGTAGCTGAAGCAGATACAACAACTACTACGATAAAAGCAACCGGGCATGGGCTTGTTGTTGGGGATTTGGTTTGCAACACAACGCGAAGTAATGCATATAGACTAGTTTTAACCAAGACAACAAACGACTTTACAATTAGTGCTATAACGGGGCAGGTTGCAACTGATACAATTATGCGTTATCCAACCGAAGCAGTAAGTAACTATGTTTTAAATCGGTTAAATGGAACAGTCACTTATGCGACAGCGACAACACGTGTCATTAAAATATCAGGGAATTATCTTCCAATGGCCACGGCCGCATATGCGCATGATTTTTCAGATAAACAGCAATGTGACATACACGATGTAACGCCATTCGGGGTTGATAGTAAACAAAGAATCCGCGGCTTAAAATTTGCCTCCGGTTCATTAAAACAGTTTGATGTAACGGATATGACGTATAAAAACGCGTTAACTGCTGACATTCCGGTAGTGTACGAACGCCGCGTATTTTCGGCAGAGGAACCGTCTCGGTTTTGGGTAATGCTTGAAAACTCAGAAGTAACAGCGGCAATGGATGGTGTTGCAGACGAAAGCGTAACCTGGATATCTCATGATGAGTGGTTAAGACTTGGAGCATAAAAACGAAAGAAGGGTTAATAAAATTATGGTAGAAAAAACAGTAAAAAAAACAGCAGAAAAAACAATAAAAAAAATACTATCACGGGCAGATATACTTGATTTTGACGATTTCAAAATGGAGGAAGTCGCTATTCCGGAATGGGGTGGGTCTGTGTGGGTAAAAGCGTTAAACGGTTCAGAGCGCGATAGTTATGAGGCATCAACAATCAGACAGAGGGGTGCAAATCGTGAAATGAATCTAGAAAACGTAAGAGCAAAATTAGTCGCGTTAAGTGTAATTAATCCGGAGACGAAAGAACCGTTATTTACTGCTGGCGATATTGAAGCAATCGGCAAAAAAAACGCGGCTCCGATTGACAGAATATATACTGTGGCGCAGCGTTTGAGTAAATTTACTCAAGATGACATTGATGAACTAACAAAAAACTAGAAAACCGTTCAGAGCGGTTTTTCTATTATCAATTAGCGGAAATACTTGGTTATGCAAGTGTAAAAAAAATGCTTATTGAGATGACATCTGAGGAGGTTTCAGAGTGGGAAGCCTATTTTGTACTTAAAAACGAACGAATAGAAGAATCCCGAAAAAAAGAAGAGGCGAAAGCACGGGCAAAACGAAACAACAGATAAGCAAGGGGGTTAGCAAGTGTCAACAATAGCAGATTTAGTTGTGAAACTAGGCGCGGATATTTCGGAGTTCCAATCAGCCATGCAACGCGCTCAACATTCGAGTGATTTATTGCTTGGTGGCGTATTGGCACTTTCTGCCGGGATTCTAACTTTTGGCGTCAATGCGGTAAAAGCCGCTGGTGAGATGGAACAAACAACCGTTGCATTTACAACGATGTTAAAAAGCGCGGATAAAGCAGAGACGCTTTTAAGCGAATTGAAAGTTTTTGCACAAACAACACCCTTCGAATTCAACGAGATTGCACAAGCTAGCAAAAAGTTGCTCGCCTTTGGTGTGAATGCGGAAGATATTGAAAAAACACTAAGACGTCTTGGTGATGTATCGAGCGGCATTGGTGCACCAATCGGTGAAATTGCTGAACTATATGGTAAAGCAAAAGTACAAGGCCGCTTATTTGGTGAGGATATTAATCAATTAACCAATCGCGGTATTCCAATCATTAAAGAATTGGCAAAACAATTCGGAGTGACTGAAAGCGAAGTAAAAAACCTTGTGGAATCCGGGGATGTCGGGTTTGAACAATTAGAACAAGCATTTATTGATTTAACGGGTGAGGGGTCGCAGTTCGGCGGCTTAATGGAAGAGCAGGCAAAAACACTTCCGGGTTTATGGTCAAACTTTATGGATGCGGTTAGTCAGGCAACTGTAACCGTCGGCGAGGAATTAATTGATGCGTTCAACATTAAAGAATTACTTGGTGACGCTGGGACGGCTGTTGGCGATTTTGCTAAATTGTTAGATGAAAAAGGTCTTGCTGAAACATTAGATGAAATTTTTGGTGAGGACGTGGAGATGGCTATTTATGCAATTGCAGCAGCTATAACCACGAGCTTAATTCCTGCATTTATAGGACTGGCCAGTAAAATAGGGTTGTCTTTATTGCCACTTACGCCCTTTCTTGTTGCGGGTTTAGCGGTTGGAGTAATAACCTATACAATCATTAATGCCCCTGAAAAAGATATAGGCGCAGGCGTTGCGACTGCCACAGGCGTGCATCCGGGAGGGCAAACCGGATGGGACGACGAACTCGATATAAGTGCTGGAAATTGGGGAAACAATAAATATGCTGGTTTAGTACAGTTTATCGATGAACATGCTCCGCTAGGAATCTCAAGACTGATTGAAATAGGCGAGACGGCGGCTATTTATTTGCCCATGGTTGAACAATCTTTCAGTGATATGAGCGCGGGTATCCAGGATGCGTGGGCAGACATTTCCAGAGATTTTAATGCGGCTGTTACATTTATTGACACAGCATTGGATGGAATGTGCGAAACCACATCAGGATGGGGTACGTTTATTATCAATACGTTAGAGAGTGTCAGACAAGCATGGATTGATTTTTGGAATTTAATTACGGGCGGGAATTATCAAATCACTGGGTTTGCTGGCTTTGGCCTTGGAGAATCAGCCATAGGCATGATTGACACATCGAAAATTGTTGATGGGGCTGTATTAGGTATTGAAGATAATAGAGGTAAATTTACAACTTCTCTTTCAAGCATGACAGAGGCGGGTAAACAATCTATCCTGGATGGCTGGGAAATGAAGTCACCATCTGCATTTATGCAGCGCGTGGCAGAAAATCTCATGACTACCTTAAGCGACGGCATCAGCGGAAATACAGTTTCTGAAAACATAGCAACTTCATTTTATTCAACGAAAGATTCGATTCTGTCTGTTTTCAATGGGTTGGGCGGAGAATTAAACACAGTCTTTGCGGGTGCGGCAGCCATGATATTTGCAACATGGGGAGTAGTTACGCCTTATTTTATCGTTGCGGTTGCTGGGCATATTGCCGCTTTTGACGGAATTAGCGAAAAAATTCTTGCGCGATTTGTTGTATTAATGGCATTTTTCAATAGTCTGCCGGAAACGACAAGACAATTGGGCATTGATATGATGCTGCGGTTAATTGAAGGCATACAAGGACAAGAAGCAGATACACTTGGTGCGGTTGCGAGTTTGGTTGATAAAATTAAAGCTAAATTTCTGGAAGGTTTTGGTATTCATTCCCCATCCGATTTCATGATTTATATTGCGCAAAATCTAGCCGGGACACTGATTGATCAGCTGGAAGGCAGCAATTTAATATCATTTGTGGACAATTTTGTAGCACAAATTAAAGCTGCGTTTGACGCGGGTAATTTTTCGATTGATTATGCTCTGAATTTCTTAGGAGATGATGCCGCTACGGTTTTATCGAAGATGGGTATATCCGTTGCAACTTTAGCCAATCTTTTATGGCCGGTTCTTGAAAAATCAATTACAAGTTATTTTGGCTATCGTTCCGCAGAGGAGACAAACGGCATAGGCAGCACATACCATGAAGGCATTGACATTGGCGCGGCTTATGGCGACAGCGTATGGGCCGCCGGGGCTGGAACAATCACGCTCGCTGGCGATTATGGCGGGTATGGAAATGCAGTTATGATTGATCATGGCGGCGGAATGGAAACATTATACGCGCATCTGTCTGAAATACTTGTTCAGGTTGGCCAAATTGTCAAGGCTGGGCAGGAAATCGGGCTTGTCGGTAGCACTGGAAACTCAACTGGTGCACATCTTCACTTTGGCGTGTATCAAAATGGCGAAGCGATCGATCCCATGACGGCACAACTGGCAAATACAGCAAC